GTATTGGAGGGCGTAGCCGTTCCTGTGCCTACATGGCAACGGACATAAAGAGNACTAGCCNCAACCGATCCAAAACGGTCCAGCCCCAAATTGGTGATTAGATTATGGAACCTCGGCAGTTCTCGGCACTCACCCACTTTGAACTTGCGTTCACGAGTCACGCGCCCACTACGGCGAATGGCGCGTAGCGTGAACCAACCCTCAATTCCAACTCTTGCTTCGGCAACTTCTCCTTCCAGGAATCGGCCGCTTGGGATGTAAATATCGATCACGTCAAGGTTCCTCCTAAGGCAACACTGGAAATTTCCAATGACTCTGGGTCGTAATTTTGATAACGCAGCAGAACTGTTTTCAAATCTCCTCCCAGGGCAAAGCTAGAAATATCCAGTGATTCGGGATCTGGAGTGTAGCTTATTTTGGGCGTGGTCAGTGTTCCACCCAGAGCCACGCAGGATATTGCCATTTCTTCTGGCGACCATGCGTAGCTGAGAATTGTGTCCCTGAGCGTACCGCCGAGGGCGAGAGAATTAATTGACATCCCGTCAACCGGGAATGTGTAATGACCACCCGAACGAGAAAGAGACGTTGCCCCAAGAGAATCCGAGAAAATTACCGGATACGGCGGCGTGGTGTAGGATCGCGCAGCACCACGGAACACGCGGACCTGCCATTGCGACCAAGCGCCGCGCTGGTCGGTCACGTCCTCGTTGTGCAACGACAGGTATGCCGTGCCCCGGAAATATGGCGCCTGCCCGACGCCGTAGATTTCTTCGAGGTCTGGCGATGCTGGCTGGTCGAATGATCCAGTGTACCACGTCGCGTATTCGAGGAACTTCGCGTTCTCCGCCGCCATAGACGGGTCTTCGGCGTCGTAGACGAGAATGCCGTTCCGCCACGCTTGCAGCAGTATCGCCTCGCCCTCGCAGAACCCCACTGCATACGTGCGATAGGCGGATTCTGTCTCGACCTTCGGGCCGCCCTTGCCTTGGCGCTGCTTCTTTTTGACGATGACCGGCCCGCCATCTGCGATGACGTTGCCCGCAATCGGATGCGATCTGCCGTAGACAATGGGGCGGAAGCCGCCCTCCTGCTGCGTCTGCCTTTGCACATCGCCGATTTTCGGGCCGGGGATGACCTGCTGCGATGCAGAATACATGCCGCCGAGCGTCGAGCCGATGGCCCATCCCCATGTTGCGCCGCCGGGACCGCCAATCACGAAGCCTACAACGGCACCGACGACGCCTAGAACGGGACCTGCGTAATCGCTCACGCTTCACCCCACTTCGGCCGATAGACTTCCTCGACACACGACAACAGCCGGCCGGACAGCGACGTCTCCACGACGTTTCGCAGGTTGCTCGCATGGATGATGGAAAGGCCGCCATGCGGGTGATCGGCAATGATGCCGACGTGCGACGGCTCACCCTTGCCCCAGCGGAACAGCGCGATGTCGCCCGGCATCCAATCGCCGGAGACGGGCTCGCCGAAGTGACGGCGTAGACCCGCCCGCAACTGGTCGTCCCACGGCTCGCGACCGTATCCGCGCGGCACGTCCAGCGGCCCCGGCCAGCCGGCCGCCTGCATCGCCACGACCACCAGCCCGATGCAATCCACTGCCCACGGTTTGCGGCCCTGATGCCGCCACGGCACGCCGATCATTGACCGTGCATGCGCGACCACGAGTTCCGGCCCGCTCATCATAAAAGCTCCTGCACGGGATTCTCGCCAACCCATCCGCCGCCACCGGGCAGGTTGCCGCCAGGCACAGAACCCGCGACACCATCGCCCACGGGAATCGTCCACTCGCCCTTGAAGTTAGGCCAGTTGCCCCAGTAGTCGCAGCCGAGCGGCCCATCTTTCAGCTTGGTGCAGTCGGGCCGGTGGCGGTACGTGTCACCGGCCTGAATCGGGAACGGCGTTGTCTCTGCAAGCGTGATCGTCATGCCGTTCACGGACTCCACGGCATAGCGACGGCCAACATTCTGGCCGGAGGTGAACTCCACGCGGCCCGGCATGTAGGCGGCGATATCACCGGTGAACGTGCGGTCATTCTCCGCGCCGACGCTCTGCACTTCGCCGGCGACCCACAGCGCATCCGCATTCACCCCGCATCCTGTCTGCGAGTCTGCAGGCGTGCCGAAGATCGCACGGCACGGACGCTGCCAAACTGTCCCGATGGTCTGCCGCAGCCGCATCGCGTATGACAGCAGCTCCGGGATGATGACCAGCCCGTCCTCGGTGCGAACTTCGCCAATATCGCCTGCATCCAGCAGCATTGCCGAGCCGGTCTCCGGGTTCCGCCAGTCAAGCAAGAAGCAATCCCACTCACCGTCGTCCAGCGCGCCGGCCTCGACCATTTCAATCGTCAGGCCGGTGAGCGTCGTTTTCGCCAGGATGCGCCCCTCGGCATTCGCAACGGAGTAGTTCACGTCCGCCGCGATGGTTGAAGGGTCGATGCCCTGCGATGCAGAGTAGACCGTCGGCCCGTAGCCGTCGCCGTGGTCGTAGGTGATGTCCCGGTCCCACATGGCAAACCCGAGGACAGTCCCGTCCTTCAGCCGGAATCGAACGCACCGGGTCAGGTACTGGACCGGGTTGTCAAGGTTCGATTGCAGCGCAACCGGAATCTGCCGACTCACTCCCAGACCTCCACCAGCTCCACCGAGCCGTTCATAACATAGCGATCCCCGGAGCGGTTGTCTATACTCATCGGGAACGTGTCAGTGGCGAAGCGCACGGGTACCCTGAACTCGCCGGACCACGACAGCACCGAACCGTTGCCGGGCGCGGTATCGAACGTCACAACACCATCCGTCACCGTCGCCGATGCCGGCGTGCCGTCCACGTAGAACACCGGATCGACCGGGTAGAAAATCCGGCGCGCGTAGCTAGCCGAGCCGAACGTGGAGATGATGTACAGGTCGAACTCCGTTTCCGTGCCATCGCCCACGCCGAACACCGCCCTATTGGCGCGGTAGTCGGAGTAGTCCTTGACCAGGAACGACTCTGCGGAGCCCCGGCACGCAAGAAAAACCGACTTCAGGTGTGTCAGGTAGGCGTCGTCTGTGATGTTAGCAAACGGCAGCACATATCGGTGCTTGACGTACTCCCACAGCGAACGCCGCCGCTCACGACCACTGCGCAACTGCTTGATCAGGGTGTTGAACTCCGGCTGCACCTGCCAGCCATAGCCGGGGCACAGTTCCAGTTCCGCGTTGATCGTGGTCATACGCCAAGCCTCTGCGCGCGCCGGATCTCATAGCCGACTCGGGCCGCAATCTGCGATTGCGTCTTCGGCGATGTTGGCGCGGCGAATGCGAAATTATTGGTAACGGAAGCCCCGCCGACGCCAAGTCGGTGATTCGGGGTGATCTCCACTGGTCTGTTCCCGGTCAACAGGTAGTCGCGGCCGTTGACGGTCGCCATTTCAAAGCCGCGCTCGTTGACCTCGGCCAGACTGTTCGCCCCAACCCAGCCACCAGATGCGCGATGTCCTGCGAAGATTCCCGCGATTGAAGAAATCCAGCCTGTAGAGCCGCCGCCCATGGTCCCGAACTGGCCGAATAGCTGCTCGACCAGCCGCTGAGAAACGAAACGGGTTATTGCATTGGCAATTCCATTCAGAAGATTTTTGAACGCATCCGATACCGACTCAGTACCCGAGATGATGTCCTCGAAGAAGTTCCCGAACTCGTTCCTCATGTCATCCATGAGCCGCATCTGCTTCATCGATTCTTCGATGTCACGGTTCGCTCTTGCGATGGCCTCGCCGTACTCTGCAACGGCCTCAGCTTCCATGCCCCGAAGCTGGATCGCGGTCGCGCGCTCCGCGTTGGTCATCCGCATGAGTTCAAGCTCGAACTGAAGGTTGTCAAGCATTTCCCTGCCGTACTTCAGCCCCTCTTGAATGCGCTCGTAATCCTCGCGTACCGCCTTATCGGCCGCCTCCTGCTGCTCAGCCAGCCGCCTCATTGTGTCGAGGCGCTCAGCCTCGGTCAGAAGCGCCTGCTTCTTGGCATCATCAAGCGCCTTCAGCGAACCGCGTTCGATCTCGTAGCGAACCTTCGCCGCCTCTCCCTCCTGACCAAACAGCGCGATCCGTTCGCGCATTGACTCCATCATGGATTCGTAGGAGCGCTGCAACTGCTCCGCTTCTCGCTCGGCGTCGGACTTCCTGCCACGACCACCTCGCGCCGCCTTCCTCTGGGCGTCGTATTCCTGTTCCAGTTGAATCTGCCGACGCCGGGTCTCAAGGAACTTATTGATCGCGGCCCGTTGCTGCGGGTCCAGAGCATCCACGCCGCCAGCGGCATTGATAAGCTGGCCGACCTCAACCTGGAGGGCCGCGAACTCGCCCTTGGTCTTTCGGACGAGGCTGACAACCCCCTGGTTGATCATCTGGTCCATCTTCCCGATGTAGTCGGAAAGAGCATTCTGCCCTTGGGCCAGCGCGGCGGCCTGATCCCTGATCGCCTTGGTGTTGCTATCGACAGATGCTTCCGCCCCGCGCTGGGCTCCTGTGAACTCATCAAGCAGCTTGCGCTGACGCTCATAGTCCCTGGCAAGCGTGCCAAGTGCCGCTGTCTGGTCAACTAGCGCACGCTCAAGTCCCTCGGAAATTGATACGCCCTTTACCGCCTCCCTGGCCGCGTCGTCGATTGCCTGGGAAAACTCGTCTGCGGATATCCGCCCGGCGTGGAATGCGTCCTTCAGATCTTCCACTCGGTCAATGAACCCGGGCAAATCGGCGTTAACGCCAAGTCCGGATATGAGATTGGAGACCTGAGATACCCTAAGCGCGATGTCGCCAAAGTTGTCCGACATCTCTTCCTGCAGGCGCAGGATTTCCCCCGCCTGCTGCTGCCGGTTGAGTTCCCTGAACTTCTCAATCGCGGTGTCAGCCGCGCCGGAGAAGTCAATCAAGGCTTGCGACGCCTTGTCCGTGTTGTCGCGGAACAGCAGCCACGATGCAGCCGTGGTGGCGAGCATGACGGCAAGGCCGGCCGGACCGCCAAAGAACCAGAGCAGACTGCCTGCTGCCCGGCCCCAGACATTCGCGGCGGCGGCGGCCCTGGCCTGTGCGGCCTCCAGTGCGATAACGGCCTGCCGGTGCGCCAGTGTCGCCTGCGCGGCCTTCGCGCTGACCGCAACACTGCCGCCGATGGCCTGCGCCCTGCGCACTTCGGCCTGCGCATCCAGTAGCGCTGCGCGGGTCTTCAGTTCGATAGCCTGAGCGTTTGCAAGCTCAGCCTTTGTCTGTGCGACAAGCGCAGCCTGCGCCTCACGAAAAGCCCGGACACGATCTCCCAGCTGCTGCGTGAGCTTGACAGATGCGAAGGCCGCGAATGCGGCGGCGACCTGCGGCAAGTTGTTGCCAAGGAAGTTAATCGCGGATGCCAGCCCAGAAGCGGCCCCCGTCGCCTCGCTGAACCGCCCGATGATCTCGGTGAGATTGGTGCGGACGTTGGTCAACGCCTGCCCGATGGTCGTGTCCATCTTGCCAAATGCGGCATCAATCTCATCGGCCTGATCTTGGAGCGCGCCAATGACCTGCTCGGCGGTAAGCTCGCCCGCCTTGCCAAGTTCGCGCAGCTTGCCGATGGGGACCCTCAGCCCCGCCGCGATAGCATTAGCCAAGGCAGGAGCCTGCTCCAGAACCGAGTTAAGCTCCTCGCCGCGGAGGGTTCCGGATGCGAATGCCTGACCGAGCTGAACGAGAGCGGCCTGCGCACCCTGCGCCGACGTACCAGAGACGACCATCGCCTTGCTGATCGTCTCCACAATGTCCGCGACTCCCTGCCCGCTGAGGCCCAGCTCATTCTGGTTCGTGGCAATCCGCTGGTAAAGCTCAGCAGTCGCCTCAAGCGGTTGCCGGGTTTCCTTGGCGATGCGCAGCACGTTCTCCTGCGCCGCCACGAACTGGGCCTGCCCATCCGTGACAAGGCGAAGCCTGTTATTCAGATTCGTCCATGTGTCAGCAGCGGCAATGCCGGCAGAAAGCCCCCGCCACGCCGCCGCGATGGACACAACCTGAGCGCCAAATCGGTTTAGCGCATCGCTGGCCGTGTTTGCGCCTTGTGCAACATTCGATTCCAGAGATCGACGGATGCGCTTGGCCTCGTTGTCCACCTCACGCGCGGCCTTCGACATGCCTTGCGTCAGGTTTGCCGTGCGGGCCAATACGTCGATTGTCAGCGTGCCGAGCGATCTTGTGGCCACTATGACTGCTTCCGTTTCTTGGCGGCCTTCGACTTCGAGGCCAGGTTCTTGAACATGAGAAGTGCCTTCTCTGGGGTGAACTCGTCATCCCGCTCCGTCACCGGGTACGGCATGAAGTCCTTTTGCGTCAGGCGTTGCCCGTCCTGCCCCTTGATCCCGTGAGCCGCGCACAGCAGCCCAGCCAGCAGCGCAAAGCCTGCGTCGCTTCGTGCCATCGGATTCAGCGGTCCCCACTTCCTGCGGTACTCAGCCCATTGCAGGAACTCGGCTTGACTCAGGTTTCGTTTCGCTTCTGCGATTGTTCGCCCGCCGACGCCTGCGAGGACGAGTTCGTGCCAGAGTTCGTCGGCGGGTTCGAGTTTTTTGGGGCGTTGACCTCAATGATCGCGGCGAGCAACGCAGCGGCAAGCGGCTCGGCAAGGTCAAGCGCCTGCTCATAGGTCAGGATCGGATTGCCGTTCTCGTCGCAGACGTTCGTACTGATTTTGGTCGCCGCTGCTTCCTGCCCGGCCATGTGCGCCTTGATATCACGCTCGAATGTCGCGCAGGAGTTGCGACGGATATAGACCACGCCCTCGAAATCCTCCGTGGTGCCGTCCTCCCTGGTCAGCGTCCACTTGATAGTTTTTTCGACGGGGGCGCCGACGAATGCGCCAATCTCCTGCAGCCTCTTGAAGTCAAGCTTCATGTATTCCTCACCGTTGAATAGGTGGGCGGCGCGGTACGCACGGCGAGAAAACGCCCGCTGACCCGCCCGAAGTTGGAACTTGTCGCCGTTAGCTGCCCGCCGGAGTCAGCACCGGGTCGCCGGACACCTGAATGCCAACCGTCGCAGTGATCAGCGCATTCAGGCTGAAGTCGAAGGCGTAGGAGTTGACGAAGCCCTCGAACTCCAGCCACGTCCGGTTTGCCGGGAGATCAAACACGCACTCACCATTACTGTCTGCGGTGGCGACAGGATCGGTGCCGATAGCATCGGGGAAGCCGATCACCCACTTCAACGAAGTGCCCGCAGTCTTGAGTTCCAGGAGGCGAATGTGTGACGGGTCCTGCGGGTCAAGGTTCAGGGTGAAGGAAGCCGTGCCGGGAGTGGCAAGGCCCGCTTCGTAGGTGCGAGCGGTGGATTCCAGGCAGGTGGTTTCCAGCTGCTCAATGGTGGAATCAAGGCCTGTGATCGAAGTCGGGCAGCCAACCTGCACGACAGAGCAATCAGCCGGGTCAAGGAAGTACAGCTCGGTTCCTGCGGTACGCATTTACATTTTCCTTCCAACGTTGGGATGTGCCGCCTCACGGCGGGGTTTCCGACTGCCTCACGGCAGCCGTTTCGGCCTGTGCACAGACCGAATCAGGAGCCGCGTTCTACAAAGAACTCGGCGGTAAAACTGACGCGCCACAGACCGGTGGCGGGCTCGTAGTCCTCACCGTTCCATGCGACGACGTGGTTGAAGTCGCCCTCGATCGCGTCCCGCAGNGCAGCGGCGACGGATCGGGCGGAACTGACGCTCTTGGCGTAGCAATCCACCTGAACGCCCATCACG